ATTTGTAGTTTTCTGCCCCATGTTTTAGAATGACATGGGGTTTTTTATAGCTCATAAATGAGCCGATTGTCGCTCAAATACGGCTCAAAGTTGTCTAATAAAGCAACTTTTGTGATTGATAACTTTACTATTAGCGAACTTATGTAACCAAATTGGGAACATTTGCATGAATTTTTCCGAATTATTCATGCATATTTTACACAATATGTTAAATAGTTAGGTTATAATATGTAAAATGTTGTAATAGAATTAGGGCAGATATGTTACTGATTTATATATACTTGTAACAAAATTTGTTAATTGTTGGTAGTCATACTACGCAAGTGTTCACATTTTTAAACCTTTCACGAATTCGTGAACATCACAAATTGTGTAACATTAATACACTTATTCGTACGATAATGTGTTATTAAAGTAACATATAGGTATTGTTATGTTAGTTTTAATGGATAAAGTAAACCGTAGAAACGGAAGGGGGATTACTTGTTAAACCTTCTATGCGTATGAAATGCAAATAAATTAAATTTTTTAAATTAATTAAATTAAATTAATTTTGTATCAAAAAAAATAACATGGCAAGAAACATTTCACCAGATTCGGTTTCTAGTAAAGTAGCCGATCTAAAATTAGGAGAACATCTTAGGTTAGATAATCCATATACTTCTGTAATGGTAATGGTATCTAATTTAAAGAAAAAAGAAATACATAAAGACAAACTATTTAAAATTACAGCTACTGACAACGCAACTATTGTTAACAGAATAAAATAAACTACTATGCATATACAAACTATCGTTTACCAAAGAACATTTAATTTAGGCAACTATTCTTCTGAAAAAATTGGTGTTGAATTTGCGATTAACCAAGGCGAATCAGCAAACAAAGCATTAGACATTGCTAGGGATTTAGTAGAAGAATACCACAAGCAAAATGTAATAAGATTAAAAGATTTAGGTGACTTTTATCAAGAAGTTCCAGATGAAATTATTCCTACTCAATCTAAAAAATCTTTAGCTGAAAAAACCATAGAGTTTATAAATTCTTGCAAAACAAAAGAAGAATTAAAAGCTTGGGAATTAATGGCTAAAAATAATTCTGAGATATTGGAATGTTATAACGCAAAATTTAAATCTTTATAATTATGAATTGGAATGAAACACTAATCAGAGCAAGCTCTGTAGGATATTTAATGACTGAGCCTGTTACTAAGGCAGACAAAGAAGCAGGCGTACTTTCCAAAACAGCACAAAAACATTTGCTAGATGTATATATTTCTGAAAAGTATAATAGGAGAAGAGATATTCAAACAAAGCAAATGAAAAAAGGTATTGAAGTAGAACAAGAATCAATTGATTTATTGTCAATATACTTGAAAAAACCTTTTACTAAAAATACGGAAAGATTTTCAAATAAATACATAACGGGTTTGCCAGATATTATTGATGATGGTATTATTGATATTAAATCTAGTTATGATCTATGGACATTCTTAGGTAATATTCCTGATAAGCTTGACAATTTATACTATTGGCAAATGATGTCATATATGTGGCTTACCAATAAGAACAAAGCTACTATTGCTTATTGTCTTGTAAATACTCCAGATAATATCATACAGCAAGAGAAATATTATTTACTTAAAAAGATGGATGTGATTTCAGAAGAAAGCCCTGAATTTATACAAGAGGCAATGAAGATAGAATTTAACATGAAGTTTGATGATATTTTAATGGATGAAAGAATATTGATGTTTCATGTTGATAGAAATGAAGATGATATTTTACGAATTGAAAATAAAGTTCTAAAAGCTAGAATATTTTTAGAAGAATTAGAACAAACCCATTTAAAATTTAATAATTAATGGGTGCTAAAATAGTTGATATTAATGAAATTTAAAATAAACAAACATGGCTAAAAAAGAAAAAGCAAACATTCCGCAAGACAAACAACCATATACAGAAGGATGTGATTTTTGTATGCAATTTGATTATGATGATATTCATGTAATTGGAGCAAGTCCAGATGAATTTGGAGCAATAGAATTAGTTATAAAAGCTTATCAAGATGCAGGCGTAACTTTTGTATGCCCTAATACTGGTAAGAAATTAAGATTATTTGCTCGACCATTATCTGAAGCTGGTAAAGTAATATTAAACCCTCCTACTGCTTAAGATTTTTTATGCGCATTGGCAAATTTGCGAGCTGCTTCTACACTACCAAATCCCCAAGCTTTTAAAGCTAATGCTTTTCTTGTTGGTTCACCATTTGGTTTTTTCATAGCTCCAAGCATACCAGCAAATCTGGCTGCAAAAGAAACTCTACGAGGATTAACACCACCCTTAACAGGAGCTTTTAAATGACCACCATGCGCACGATTGTATGAATCACGACCTTTTTGGTTTAATCCGCCTGCTGCATTTTTACCTTCTTTTCTTTGCCAAGCTTCAGACATAACTATTAAATTTTAACATGTTTCCAAGTTTTTCCTATATTAATATCTTTTACGGAATAATAACTTACTTTAAGATTATCAGAAACCCTTTTAGGAAGAAGACCAGTTAACAATTGTTTCTTAATTTCAATGACCTGCTCTTCTGTAAGCTTAGCCATACTGTGATTAGAACCAGTTTTCCAATTCTTTGATAAATTTTCTAGATGTTTAGTTCTATAAGCATCATCTTTCCAATTCTCCTTTTGAGAAACCGACTTCTTATGTTTAACCTCCTCAGTTCTCTTTATACCAAGATTACTACCAGCAATCTTAGCAATGTTGTAATGTGGTTGAAGAATATCTATACACTCTTGTTCAGTTTCTAAGATTTTATCAGTAGGACATTCACAAACAATCTCAAACTTAAAATTATCTTCTCCATGTTTAATAACTGCTCTAATTAACTTAACACAAGTATTTTTATTAGTTCTTATGTGGTTAATATGAGTATAATACCTTTTTATTAAATTATTTGTGCTTCCTATGTAAAACTTACCATCTATATCATTGCTAATTTTATAAACAACTCCGCCTTTCTTTTTTTCAAAGAAATATTTTTGTTTATATTCATTATCAATAGCTAATATCATTTAGCTTTGATTTTATTTTCTTGAGCAATCATTTCTTTAGTAGGAGATTTAGGTGTAGCACCAGTTTTTTTATTTTCTGCTGCTTTTTTTCTCAAATTGTCCCATAAACCGCGTGGAGAATACGAACCATCAGCTCGTTTCATCATTTTTAGTTTACTTTTCATACCACTAAGATACGAATTATTTCCAATTCTCAGACTTCCAAATAACCAAATCTATCCCTTTTAAGCCCTCTGGCGGGCTTATATGGTTTTCAACAGGTATTTGTTCCAATTTGGAACTAACCTCTAATTTTGGGGCATCTGTGTCGTAAGGAGGCATATTTTTAAAAGGTGCTCCTCTTTTGATTTCTTTTGAACCATAATTGTCCATAAGATAATTAACTACTTGTTGAACAGAAGTCAAATTCTGCTCTTTTTGAATTATATCCAACTTTTTTAAGTCAAATCTAACTCCAATTGGTTTACTTTTTGCCATATAAATATTTGTAGCTACAAAATTAAGTTAATTATTTGATTAAAAGTACAAATGTAGCTACATCTTTAGTACCTTTCCTTCCATCTATCCACATTTAAAACACTAGCTAACTATTACCCCATCCACCTAGCTAACTGGATCAAGTGCAAGAGTCAAACCAATAACCCAAGAACCCACCTAAACCCAACACCAACAAGCAATGGCACAACAACTGCAAGATGATCAAAAAAACGACCTACCCAGTGCAAGGAAGACGAAAACCCCAAAAAAAAATGGCTTGGCGCGAGCGGGGGGGACCCTCGACTAAGTATTGATATATAAGTTTTTGTAATTTTTCTAATATAAATGGTAAAAATATTTCGTATATTTGGTAAAATTATTATTATGGCATTAGCTACAATGAAAAAGGTGGAACTTGAAGCGCCTATGCGCGATACGGTTACAATGAACTATGCACATCCTAATGAAAATACCGCTAGAATGTACTCTCTAATGAAAGCAAAAGAAGAGCTTAACAGAAGAGCTGGTAAAGAAGTACCTCATAAAATTATTTCTCAAAAAATGTACAGAACCAAAGATGGCAAGTACGAAGGCGAAACAGTTATAACACAACAGGATTAAAAAATTGCTTATGTACAAGAATGTGATGGATTCAATGAAAAAGAAAGTTGAAGAAATTGAACCGATGGATTTGGGCGTAAGAGTAAGAAGAGGCGCACCTCAATATTACAAAGGAAAAGAAGATGCAGAAGCTCAGAAACCAATGGCAAGCGGGTCATCAACATTTAAAAAAGTTGAATTAAAAAAACCAATGTTATCTGAAGAAGAAGTTGCAAGAGTAAGCAATATTAAAAATCCTGCTAGAGCTGCAAGAGTCTTAGACAGAATGAAAAAAAGAAAAGGTATTGGGAATTCTACAATGATGGATTAATAAAATATAAATATGTTACAACAAATTACAGGCGAAATGGTAACCACTCCAAAGTTTAAATTAAGCTCAATGCGCAAACGTAAAGACATGGATGATATAAAAGCTCAAGGCAAGATGTTAGACAAGACAGTGGTAAGCCCAGCTCAAATGAAAGCGGATGAAGAAGAAGAGTTAAAAAAGAAAAAAATGGCTAGATCGGCAATGTTTAAAGCATCAGCTGAAAAAATTAATCCATATCAAAAAAAAAATTAAATACAAAGCAATTAACTGATGGCAGTTATGCAATGGACGGATGGAGTTATTAATACGTTTAGTTTCTAGTTTGATAAGCCTCCCTTAAAAAAGGAGGTTTTTTTATGTACAAAAAGTTGTACAATGTTATAACATGATGTATATTGCATCAAAATGAATCATTATGAAACGTACAACAATTTATCTAACTCCAGAAGTTCATGAGAAACTTGTAAAACTGGCAGAAAGAAAAAAATGGTCAGTAACAAAGACAGTAGAATTTATTTTGTTAAAAGCTGTAAAAGATAGAACCAATGCCAAGGAAAATAATTCTTAACATCACGCCTCAAACTCATGTTAGAGCAACACAGGGTGATTCAATCTTCTTTAGAATTCCAAGAGAAAATTTCTCTTGGACAGGTTTAAGCAGATTACTCAGACTAGAAAAATACAACAAATACAAAGTTGATCTAAATGCAGAAGCCAAATCAAAACAATTTATCCTTCCCCCAGTAGGAGCTTCCATTACCTTCTTCATACCGGTCCCACCCTCTTGGTCAAAGAAAAAAAAGAAACTACATCATGGCAGATTCCACCAGTCCAAACCAGACATAGACAACTTGCAAAAAGCTTTCTTAGATTCCCTGATGGCAGAAGATAAACAGGTAGCTCACCTAGAAGTACAAAAGCGATGGGTTGA